TCACCGTTTAAGTAATACTCATCCCAAGTTGTATATTCAACATCATTATCTACACTGCCAGATTTGTGCTCCAGTAATGAATCATCCATCTCGCCTTTAGTCGTTGTGATTAACATTATGCAATCCTTAAAATGGCTGTTGTAGACCCAGCAACTGGGAACTGAACAGTAAATGAGTTAGAACAAATTTTATCACTACCAAAATCCAATACACAAACAGAAGCGTTATTTTGACTTGCATTGTAAATCAATGCGCCTCTAACAGTAAAGGCGGCAGGGCTCCAAATAGCATCATTAAAAGACCAATACCCTACCGTGCCGCCCGTTGATCCAGATGTTGGCGTTGTACTAATTGTCAACGCCTGACCACCAGCCGTATACCCAGTACCAACAACTTCACCCGTCAAACCAGATACATACTGCGTTGTTGATGGCCCAAGCGTTGCCGATCCATTAAATAAAGCAATGTAAAAAGTATTTGGACTTGTAGGGCCAAAGTTGTGCAAGCCTTGAGCAAGCTGGACTTTGAAACTGGTTGTTGCACCTTGTTGAAAAGCCATTATGTAACCGCCTGTCTATATTGTCCCGATCTGTATGCATCTTGACGCTCCATACCATCTCCAAGACGTTTTGCAATTGCCAATGCTTCGTTATACTTTTTATCGTAAAGAGCTATCAAATCAGGCTCTCCCTTGATAAACGTATATGCCTCTACAAGTGAACCATATAGTAAAACAGAATCAAAATTCTGACCCAGCCAGCTTGTTCCCGTTGGGTTATTTACCGAACTAACTTGCAATTGGAATCCTGTACCACCTGGAATAGATGCTGATAACAAGTCATTTACAGCAAAATAAGACCCATTTGTACTCATTGTGACCGATGTTACAGCCCCTCCAGATACAACAATATCAGCCTTTGCACCACTTCCAGTACCGCCTGTTAAAGCTGTGTTGTAATATGTACCATTTGTATATCCCGATCCAGCCGTGTAAATGCTAGTTACATTAACAGCAGATTGCACAATAGAAACAGGATAATAGTAATAATGCATCTCTGCACTATACCCAATATCAGGCGTAGGACCAACAATAAATGATAGATTATTTGTAAGCGCTGAACTTACCACAGACGGCCCAAAAAGCGCGTAATATCCTGGCGTAGCGTAATAATTAGGCAATGGAAATGCCTCACGCATATAGTTAACATCTTTATTAAGCAAGTAGTTATACTGCCCTTGGAAATTAATTGTGCCGCTAACATTGTTAGCATTAACCACAGATAAATAAACCGTAGTTCCAGATACCGATGTGACATAAGCACTAGAACCTATACCTGTTCCAGTCACATATTGTCCAATCTGGATGTTACCTGTAACAGTTCCTGATGTAGTAATTGTATATGTACCAGCAGTGCCAGTTGCAGTAGCAGATGCAGTCGTATAAACAGCTAAAGAATACGGCGCAAGAAAGTCTGTAGGGCAAGCTAAATATGGGTTATAAGCCGTCAAAACGCCCGTAACATTCTTACGCAAAGATGGAAATTGAACCGTGTTATAGATTCTTTGCTCAGCTTGCTCAACAAACGTAGGAATATCCGCTACGAAAGTGGTTTCGTAGTTCTGTAGATAGTCCTGTATTGACTGAGAAAGCTGAGAGTAATCTAAACTCATGCCATTGGGCCTCTGGACATAAAGCCACGCTCAGCCGCTCCAGCTCCACGCATCTTAATACCATCAGTCTTAACATCATTAGCACCAGGATCACCCATGCTAACGCGCAATGTACCTGTCAAACGGCCTTGTTGTTTCGCATTAAGCGTATTAGGGTCTGTATGAACAAAAGAATCAGTCTTGGGACTAATGTTTTTGCCGCTCATTGTGTGAGGACGGGAATATTCATCAGCGTTACCATTGTGAACATCTTTTGCCCTGTGAATAGATGGGCTATTCTTTTTGGTTGGTTTAACCATTGTCTTCATATTAACCTCCGCGACCAGAGCTCTTCTGGTTCATTGCACGAGCCATATTACGACCCATTGCTTTCATAGATTGGCCAGTTACACCGCCTTTTGCCATCTTTTTAACAGTTTTACCGCCCTTTTTGAGTTTGGATAAGTCTGTATGCTTACCAGTATGCTCTTGTTTATCATGCATACCAAAAGCCTTTTTGATCAGCTTTTTATCTTCTTGAATATCGTCATGTTTCATGATTTCTCCTACGTTGTTACTATGGTTACTGTACCAACTTGCACGTTGAGTTGCAAGTAATTCTGTGTAAGAGCAACATCAAAAGAACTTGCTCCCCCAACTGGATTCCAACCCCACTGAAATACCCTGCTACCTTCGCTAGGATACCCATCTTGCGTAATACTTGTACCGTTTGACCGACAAGTATGCAATCCAGTTGTACCAGATTGATAATAACTAATGTCTGGCCTTGGATCACGCACGCCTTGTGGATCATCTACTGGGTACATACCAAGTTGCAACTGCGGCTGGTCTGGGTCCCAACAAGTTGGACACACTTTTAAGTCATACGTCTTGGTTTTAATGATCTCTTTTTTAAGATCAAACAACTTATAGCGAAAACCACACCGATCACACTCTGCAATCGAGTTTTTACCAGAAGAAAACCTGTTTCCCATTAGGTTCCACCACCAATATACATTCTCTGCGGCACAAACCGTAAAGAAGCCTTCTCTCTGTCCTCTGTTGAAGCCAAATCCCAGGATTCATCGTATTGTTGCTTAAGTATTTGTAGTCTATTTAGCCCATCTGGTACTTTTAAACATAAATAATAAGCCAAACCAGACACCATACAGTTTACAAACCTGAATGGCACATCCATTATGTTGACTCCATTACCAACATCTTGCATTCTGCGTAGTCTCCAGTACACAAACTGGTAACTTGCGGCTGAATCAGGCGTTGGCCATACAGTAATACTGTTCTTTTGAGACAAAATGATAGGAGCACCCAAAGCATGAGATGCCGCAGTTGTATTTTGCTGGCCTCTAGTGCAGTTTAATAGGTAAGGCGGGTTGCCATTTGCGGCTGGTTGCACTTCGTTATACCCAATTAACTCGGAATCTAACGTAATCCAACCTGCATTTGGTAAACCAATAAGAGAATTTACAGCTATAGTGGTATCTGTCGTACCAATAGCGGCCGAAATTGCATTACTTGTAGGTTGATTATTAGCCGTTAAACGCTGAATCCAAACCTGAATAGGTCTTCCTTGATTTAACTTGTTAGGCAAGGTAGCATAAGTATCAATACTAATACGCGTAATTGTTAAATCGGCCTGGTTACTGGCCACATTTGCATTAGTTCTAATGACGTTTTCAATAATATCTACTGTGTCATCGGGCAATGCGTATGTAGGCTGACCTTGAACAAGAGGGATATAGTCCTGCTCAAATGTCCACATATTAAGACCACGATTGGCCCAGTCTGTAAACAATAAATTAAGAGAACGCCTAGCAGTCCTTACGTCATAACCGCTTCTTACTTCAACTCCAACGCGCTCATAAGCCTCCTCTATAACATCAGTTAACTGAAGATTAAACGCGGAAGAACCAGAAGTAGTAGCCATTATTTAGGAGCTACACAAGTTAATGTTACAGCAACAGGAGTGGGTGCAACAAGTTGCACTTCTTCTACAACTTCAATTACAGGCTCAAAAATAACATTGTTAACAGGTGCTACAACATAATTTTCTAAACCGTCAATAATCTCTTGAAGATCATCTGCAATATGGCCATGATCTCTTTGCTGTTGTACCGCACGAACTTTAAGCTCGCTAAGCAAGTATTCAGCTTTTTCTTCAATAATATTTAATAAACTCATTTTGCGGCCCTCATGTTGTCAACTAGATTTGGATAAGGTCTACCAGCGGCCTTTGCCATTGCTTTAGCCTTTGCTTTTTTGGAAGAAGATAACTTCTTGGGTTTGCCAAGTCCTTTTGGACGAGGCTTATCCCAAACTTCTCCACCCTTCTTCTTGCCAGGCACTTTTGAAGGATTAATATCACCCATGCCACGGCTTGAAATCATCGCATATGTCCTTTGGTATGGCCGCGTTCAATGCAACCGTCTGCACGGTGTGATGCACCGCCCTTAGACATTTTATGCTTAACCTTGCCACCCTTTTTCATGTTTTTACTAGCCTCTTGTGCGGCAGTATTGGTCTTCTCTTGGGTTTTTTGTTCGTTACGTTGTTTTTCCATATCGTAACGATCTTTAGGTGAAACATAATCTGCATCTGATTCGTCAGTGCGTTGAGGATTTACAAAGCCTCTACCAGCTCCAGCATCTTTTGTAGCCATGATTTATCCTTTGACGTGACCGCCACCACACATCACAATTTTGCCTTTGGTGTGCCCTTTTTCAGCGCAACCATCAGCACGTTCGTGACAGCGATGAGCCATACCACCTTTTTTCATCATACCTCCTGGACGAGCCGCCGCCATTCCTGGTCTAACAGGCATCTTTCCAGCCATAGGAGGACGTATAGTCATTTGTGGCATTGGCATGATTTATCCTTTGTGATGTACATGACCACCATGCTTATAAGCTTGATGCTTATGCAAGTGCTCTACAGTTTCATGATGCTTAGTATGTCCAGCGGCGTGCTCACCATAATGATGATGATGGTGTTTATGTCCACCTTCCTCATGCTCTTTTAAATGGTGAACTGCGTGCTTGTGCTCATGATGATGCTCATGACCAGCAGGATGGACGTGCTTGTGGTGCTCTGGATGATGTGACATTTTTAGTCCTTATTTCTTGTGATGAGTTTTACCGCCACGCTTCATAGCTGGGCCTTTAACGTTATACAAAGGTCCATCGCCAACTGTGTTGCCCTTCATCTTAGGCATCATAGCTTTTGTAGCGCCTTTTTTCTCAACAGAGTGCTCGCCGTGTGGTTTTCTACCGCCCTCAGTAACTTTGCTCATCTTGGCTGTAGTCATGCCTTTTTTCTCTTCAATACCATGCATACCAGTAGTTGATCCACCAGATGCCATTTTTTTGACGTGACCGCCGTGTTTCATCGCCATTTGCAAATGATGATGAGCCATTTTCATATGATGCCCGTGAGCTTCGTGATCTTTCATTTCTCCACCTCTTTTAAATGTGCGGCCTGTGTCCGCTTTACTGAACTCCTGCCCCACACTACGCGGGACTCCCACTTTCTTGGCGAACGCTGGATTGTGGGCCACCGCCTCCATGAAATTATGTTGTGCTTTTGATTTACTTGGCATATTAGAATTTTACAATCCAACCTTTACCAAATGCAAATCCAACCACAATTGCTCCAATCCAAATAAGAATCTTGTTGATAACAGTCTTACCTACTTGTTTGTAAAACTCACCAGCCAATTCTTCAATGGCAATCTTTGCCGCTTCTTTGGCTATAGCTTGTTCGCGTTCTGTTAATTCTATATCTGACATATTTACCTCATTGTGCCTTTTGTAAGACCACGAATTGCACATCCATCAGCACATTTCCAAACCCTCAAGCTTTTGTTAATGCGGCTATTAGGATCATGCGCTGTCTTTTCTGAAGTTAACTTTTTCTTCATACCTTCCATTCTGGCACAAAATGATTTTTTCCTAGAGCCACCCTCTGGTTGAGGAGGCTTTAGATCATGCCCTTCTTTCTTGGCAGAAGCTCTACCTTTAGCATTTAAGCCGCCATTTGGGTTTTTACCCTCTTTGCGTTGCCATGCTGGAGTAGACATTAAGCCATCGCCTCTTGTGCAACAACGTTAATTTGAACAGTAGCACCAGCAGAAGAAGTTACAGCAACCGTCAAAATGTCGGCTACGTTACCTTTAATGTTGGTAAGCACTGGGAAGAAGTTGCTTAAATCAAGCTGTTGCAAACCGTTAGGAGGAGTTGAGAATGCATACACAACCTCACCTCCAGCCAAAGTGGTAGCACTTAAATCTTGCTCAGCAAATGAGTTATATGAACCCAATGTGTTAAGTGCAACAAAGTTTGCTTGACTTAAAGACAATTGGTTAGTAGGCGTACTTGAAATTAACTCAACCAAACAAGTTGCAGATGAATTTAATAACAATGTTGCAGGCAATAATTGACCGCGATCAATCAAACCAATTTGATAG